TGGTTTAATAACTTTATTGTTAAAAGATACTGAAGTTAATACTGAAACAAGAACAATTAAAAGAGTATTCAACGTATCTCTTGCGACCTCAGCGGTTGTATTTTGGACAAAACCATATGTCGTAAATACCAAACTTACATTATCTCCTCAAGTATTCTTAATGAACTCACCAATTTCATATAACCCCAAAACAGGTGAGTCAACGGTGAATAGACAATTTTCCTTCTTAGTCGGATCTTCATTTGACTATAAAATAAGCAAACGATTCGGATTAAGCCTAAACTACCGAGCATTGGGAGCATCAGGTTCCCCAATCCTAAGCAACTTCTTGATAGGTTCAAGATTAATGTTATAACGATATGAAAAAGATATTTGACATCAGACACATAGTAATACTCATAATGGTGGGTATAATAGTATTCTTACAATTTTTTGTTCCTCCACAAATTGAAATAGAAGAAAAATTGGTTTATGATACAATACCTCAAGAAGTCATCTATGAAGTGGAGGTCGAAGTACCATATGAGGTTGAGGTTGAAAAAATTGTTGAAGTGCCAGCACCAACCCCTCTTGTTGACACTGCATTCATCTTAAAAAATTTTTTTATAAAAAATTTTGTTCAAGATACAATAACGTTGAATAATAATCAGGGGGTAATATATTTGTTTGACACCATTTCACAAAATAATGTTGTTTCAAGGAAGTTTACCGCAAATGTAAAACCTAAGATTGTTAGGGAACCAGCACCTGAACCACCAAAAGTTAGAAACCAAGTTTATGTGGGATTAAACGGAGCATTGAGTCACCAAGATTGGGTTAATTCATTGGGGACAAGTATTTTGTTGAAAACTAAAGATGATAAAATATTCCAATTAGGTGGAGGTGTTGCAAATAGAACTTTCGATGGGGTGACAGGAAGTTTCACTCCATACATAATGGGAGGAGTATATTGGAAGTTAAAATTTAATAGGGAGTAAGAGTATTTATAAGAAATAGCATACCAATGGATTTAAGGGAACTTATCAAAGAAACATTAGAAGACCATTTGAACAAATCTTTAATTATTAAAGAATCTGTTGAACTTTCTGAAGCATTGAAATACCATGTTGATAATGAATTAACTTTGACAAATAACATTTTCAGAGCATATTCTGAAAGTTATTTCGATTTGGTAAATGAAGTAAGAAGATTGTGGGAAGCTGGCAAGATTGAACTGAATGAAGAGGATACTTTGATGGTTGAATCAGACTTGGGTAAAAAAGTAATGATTAAAGGTCAATTAATTTATCTTGACGCTCCATTCGTGAATGAAGATGAAGTTTTGGAAGAGGCAAAACATAGAGGTAAAAATGTTAAGTTGAATAAACCATTCAGAACTTCAGGTGGACCAAAAAAATTCTCAGTTTATGTTAAATCTAAAAGTGGGGGCATTAAAAAAGTATCTTTCGGAGATCCTAACTTAAGAGTTAGAAACGCAAATAAAGGTGCTGCGAAGTCATTTAGAGCACGACATAAGTGTAGTCAAAAGAAAGATAGAACAACCGCAGGATATTGGAGCTGTAACGTAGGTCGTTACGCAAAACAACTCGGATTATCATCTTCAAATTCTTGGTAATGGATTTTCCTTTTGAACAAATAGAAGTTGATAAAAAAAAAATCAGGACGTTCAGTCCTGATGTGGAGGAAGAAGAATTGAAATGGCACCAAGACTTAAGTGACCGAAATGTAACCATTATTGAAGATGGTGGATGGTCATTTCAAATGGAAAATGAATTGCCGGTCAAATTGTCTCGGGCCAGTCATATTCACATTCCTAAATTTGTTTGGCACAGAGTCATAAAAGGACCGGACCAATTGGTGGTCGAAATCGAAGAATTATAAGATATGGAACCATCAAGTCCTTTATGGAATAAAATCAATAGATTTTTAGATACACACACATTTGACTTGGAGTGGACTCCTCCTGGCGCCGACGAATCTTTGAAATTCCGCACAAAATTCAAGATGGAATTGACAGGAAAAAAAATTTACCGACAGGTGTCTGATAAAGAATATGTTGAATATAGACTTTATATTCTTCCATCAGGAGGAGGGTCAGATATATATTTTTCAACAATTAAAGATTTGGCGGGAGAGAGAATATTAACCGCCGAGAGGGGATCTTATTATATGGTAGTTCGTAAAACCAATGATTTATTATCGGATGTTTTAATTTACTTCGGAATAGAAAATCCATTAGTTTGTACCGAAGTTGTTAATCTTGTAGATTAAAGTATTGTTATCCTAATTTTTTCAAAACATTTTTTATTACATCAATCAAAGTTTGTCTTCCAATTAAGATAACTCCCGCAGCCAACAATCTTTCAGCAATCAATATTGCTGCGGTTTCAATGTCTTCCGTTTGACCTAATACGGATTGAACATCTGTAATAATAGGAATTAGGAAACTGTAGGCGATAGCCTCCAAAAATGTTCCAACTCCTGTGTTTGCAGACGATAAAAAGTTTGTAAATGCATCTCTTAATTGTGTTCCTTTTCGAAGTCCATCCTGAAAAATATCTTCCAAACCATTTTCCTTAATCAAGGACATAATTTTCATAAATGGCCTTTTGGTCTCGAAAAATAATGCAAAAATAATTCCCGCCAATACTAACATTCTTTGGTCTTCATTCAAACCTAAATGTTGAGTTCTCAAATATTGGTCAAGAGGAAGAACCAAACCTCCAACTGATGTACCCCAAGTCAACAACATTCTTAAGTTTATACCATAAGATTTGAAAACTTTATGTAACATTTGTTTTGTAAAGACATACATGTTTTTCACGTATAACCCAAGTTGGGATTTTTCTTCTTCTTGAAGAAGTACTCGTAGTTGAGATTCTGTAATTAAAAATTCCATATAACAATAAATATATTGTATATATTTATTGTTATGAAAGGATCATTAAATGCGGAATTAAAAGTTGGAGATAAAGTTATGTGTTATCACATGGATGGGGAAATTGGTGTGCCTCCTGGCACGATTGGTAAAGTTACCGACGTAACCACTGACCCATTTGAACCTGGTGGAGATGAAAAGATAATTAGCGTTAAATGGGAAAATGGGGTTAATTTAGCTCTAATTAGTTCTACTGATTCGTGGAAAAAACTTATGTCTGAAGAATAAAGTGGGAGAGATTAATTCTCTCTCCCCTAATTATACAGTATGAAAGGATCGGATTTTCAAAAATGTCTTACCGATTGAATCGTCAAGAATTTTCCACATCTCTGAAATCGCAACCTCTTTTTCAGTATATGTTTTACTGAATAAGATATCTCGGAAATATCCATACCCATCATAGTATCCGTTAGTGTGTGGATTAAAAATTACAAATATTTTTTTACTTTTTTTCATTTTATATAAAGTTTATAACAATTTTAGTTCCGTAATCATCTATTTTATATCCACTCCATCTATTATCAAGTACAAAGTATTTACTGAAGTTGAATATTATAATTTCTTGGCCCTTGTAATAGGAGACCAATGAATTTAATGCGTAATCAATCGAATATCCACCTTCCAATTTATATTCGAGAATAAGATCTGCAATATCAGGTGCAACATCTGTACTGAGTATAATAATGACTTGCATAACTCAATTTGACAGAGGTGCTTTAATTTTTGGATGTGATTCGTAACCAATTAATTCAAAACATTCTGGTCTATAAGACATGATTTTATCACTGAATGTTTTTTCTCCCAAATGTTCTTTTACTTTTTCATGTTGATACCAATTTCTTTCCGTGATTTGAACTTTGGGCAAATCATAAGGTCTCCTATACATTTGTTCTTTTGCCTGTTCAATGTGGTTCAAATACAAATGAACGTCACCCAAGTTTCCAATCAATTCATCAGGAACCATATTTACTTCTTTGGCAATAATTTCAAGTAACAAAGCATAAGAAGCAATATTGAATGGTAATCCCAAGAATGTATCAACAGAACGTTGATTCCACATTAAGGAGATTGCTCTTTTCGGTGCATAATCTAATGGGTCGAGATTTTTCGTGAATCCCATTTTCTCGTATGCTTCGACTTGTTCTTCAATACTCAACTCTCTTGTATAAACTTGAAATCCATAATGACAAGGAGGGAGTACCATTTGATGAAGTTCACCAACGTTCCAAGCACTGACCATCAATCTTCTGCTATCGGGATTTTCTTTCAAATCCTGAATCAAATTTTTGATTTGGTCAATTTCGATACCATGATGTGTTGGTTGACCTGGAGTTACATAATGATTCTTTTTAGTTTGATTAGTCCAATTTCTCCATTGTTTTCCATAGATAGGCCCCAACTCACCCCACCATTCAGCGAGTCTTTCATCTGTCTTGATTCCGTTTAGAAACTCCTCTTTTGTGATTTCAGGACAGTTAACACACTCTTGACGAAACTTTGTAATATAGTTTTTATAAGCATCACCATCCCAAATGTGACAATCATAATCCAATAGGAATTTGATGTTAGTGTCACCTCTCAAAAACCATAGAAGTTCAGTGACAATGGATTTCCATGCCATCTTCTTTGTGGTAAGTAACGGGAACCCTTCACTCATCTTATGACG